GAAAAGTGCCATGCTGGACAGAGGTGAAACCATTACCCCCGCCGTCACATGGGTGATAAAGGATGAACCTGTGAAGCCCGAGAAAAAAGAAAGGAATGCTGAGAGGATCTTTAATGGGATGGGGCTCAGTGATTGTATTCTCATTCGGAAGAAATTCCTTTCCATGGTGCGTGAATTTCAGGTGCACGGCATAGAGTTAGGCATGCCAGTTGGAGCTAACTGTGTTGGGCCTGACTGGGAGCGTATTCATGACCGCATCCTTAATGGTGGTGATGCCACTAAAGCGATGGCAGGTGATTACCGCAACTTTGATAAGAGCCAATCTGTTAAAGTTTTGAGAGAAGTTTTTTCCATTTTTAACCGTGTTATTGCGAGTTCTCCTCATTATAGTGCTGTTGAAAGGACTCACTCAGAGGTCCTTCTTGAGAGTATTACCCAATGCGCTCACTTCATATGTGGCGATATAGTTTTGATTGACGGGACAAACCCCTCAGGAAATCCACTAACAGTCATAATCAACAATTTTGTGAATGTCCTCTATTCTATGTACGCCTATATTGAGATCACAGGTGAGCCAGCCAAAACTTTCTTTTCAAGCGTGGGCTTTTGTGTGTACGGAGATGATTCCGCCAAAGTTTCCAAGGATGAACGCTTCAATCAGATATCTGAGGCCCAATGTCTTGCCAAATACGGAGTTGAAATCACAAATGAGGACAAGGAACCTATTACACGTGATTACGTTGATTTGTATGAAATTTCTTTTCTTCAGCGGAGTTTTCTGAAACACGTTGATGGGAGTATGAGATGTCCTCTGGCTTTCTCTTCGCTTGCAAAGATGATAAACGTTGGCATGAGATCGAAGTTGTTAACCGAAGAGGAACAGCTGATTGAGAAGATGGAATCTTTCACCCGCGAGCTATGGCAGCATGGCAAGGCGACTTATACCCGCATCCGTGACGAGTTTGTCAGAGTTGACGATTCACTATCCTTCCCCACTTTCGAGAAGATCGATCCCATCATGAGGAGGGCGTATGAGCTAGCGGAGGCTCAATCTGGTAATGTGGAGACTATTGAGGAAGAGGGGAAGGATAAGAGTGCCCCTCAGATTCTCGAGCGTTGGGTTCAGATTGGCACAGGGCTTTGGCAGAGTGGCGGTATAAGTGGCGAGATCCCACATCTCGTGACTAATTATCTAAACTTAGCACTCCCTCACAACACTCTTTATGGCTACAGCCATTTATGTGGGACTTTGGAAGTGCGATGCCTCATTGAGATCCCTCCACACGTTAATGCCTCCGGATTAATGTGCTTTCACCCAGGCAGGAGTCACGATGTTTGTTCCCGCGATGATGTAATCGTCCAGAGCCAAATGGAACATGTTTATATTGAGGATGGTGCCTCTTTGAAAATCAATTTGTCAACTTTTGCCCTGAGCAACGATGATAAAGTTGATGGTGATCTTGTCTTTGGTGTTGTAACTGTACCTTCTTCTGATGAAGTTGTCACAGTTGCAGAAATTCCTTTTGTAGTTATGTGTCGTCTTGTCAACTACGAAGCTCTCCTTGTCAGCCCTTTTGACAGGACCAACCTGGCGGATCAGAAAACCAAGCCTGATGATCTTTTATTGCCCTCTAAAAGAGACAGTATTGTTTTGAAGGAAGTACCGTGGACAACAGATAAAGAGCGAGGTGATATTATAATGACGATACCTATCTCTCCTGGCTTTTGTTCTGCTACGGTTTCCAGCACGAGCATGAATGGCCTAGCCTTTGTCTCTTCTATGTATGATTTCTGGTCAGGTGATATTGTCTACACACTGCGCGCAACTGGCAAAATGTTGAGCGGTTCTCTGAGGGTTGTTTATGCGCCCACTGCGCGCGCTGCTCAAACAGCGTTGGATCCTGGTAGATGCTTTTCGCAGAAACTTGTTCTCAGCGATAAGAACACTATGACTTTTTCTGCAAAATGTTGGGCTCGCGAAACTGAAACTTTGCCGATCCTGATCGGTTTGCCTGCAGCCGCTGCTTTTCCCTTGGATAGATATTGCAACGGCTACTTTGTTATCGTTGTAGATAACTGCCTCACCACGAAGCAACCCCAATTCTTTGTGAATTTAACGCTTTCATCCCGAGCTGGCACCAACTTTAAACTGCATGACAGGAATTTTGGTGGTTTCACGCGTTCCTTTCGGAACGTGAGTTCATGTGGGGGTGAATTTCCTGTTTTTGCGACAGAAATTTTGCGTTCCAACCCCTTCTATACTTTAGAGATACCACAGTATCCTGAAGTCTATTCTGGTTTTAGTGGTGATGCTGG